GGCATGGGGCATTTTGCTTCATGACCTGCGACACCCTTTTCGGAGTAGTACAGACTACTTCGTCAGGGAATCATGCCCATAAGCCTCATCAGGCTTGCGGTGCATGAGACTGTTTCCCCGTCATGTTGTACATGCCGGAGAGCAGCAGTGCTCGCTTGACGGCCATCTGCCGTCACACGAGCACGATATTCGCGGTAACCCACATTTTGAGATACCGGGGACGGAAGGGGGACAAATCTGATATTTCGGAAGTGATCCCTCAATCGCTTTTCTTCAAGCCTCTGCTTTTGGATAGCGATAGCTGTCTGATGTCGAGATTCCTCGACTTCGATAGCCGCGCGGATCACTGAGTTTTTAAAACTCAGTGTACGCGTATGCGCAGGCTGTACGACTGCGCCGGGAGCTGACCGAGCAGAAGAATTCTTCTGTTCGGGGCTCAGAATCCAGTCCCAAGTGATCTTGGGATTGATTTCTACCGTACGATGGCCTTCAACTCGAAGGACATCGTTTGAAGTCGATTCCGGTAACGACATTACCGGATCGACTATCGTCGGATCTATTGGAAATTCTTCCAATAGACCGGCGAGCGTCCCTCCTTGCGGAGTCACGCTTTCCCCTGAAGCAGAAGGACTTCCTTCTGGTTTTGGGGTAGGGGGTTTGCCCCCCGACGGCATCATCGAACGTAAAACTTTCGACACTGCAGTACCCGAGAACCCAAAGATCTTTTCTTGGAAACTCGGTTCGGAAAATTTCATTCCGACTGTCCGCACTAGTATATTTACTAGATGCAGGACAGGCTTCGTTAAAGGGTCTCCCATGAGGACACCGCGACGAAGCATAACGTGGCGCGGGTGAGTGAACGGACTCTCACCTTCCCACGGTTCGCCGTACGAGGCCATTGGGCCGCGTGCTTCGAAAACGATCGGCCTGGGACGATAGCACGTCCTTTGAACGATCATCTGGAGAATCGGTGGGATTCCACACCTTTTCATCCAGTATCGCGATATCATAGAAGCTATTCCATGATGCATCGCGTCAGTGGCGTTTTCATAGTCAGTTGATGACATAAACACGTCCCGGTAGGTAGTGGTTTTTACCCTCTCCCCACTCGGCGCAGTGACGACCTCCTCATGTAGGGGGTCGAAACTGATATCCTTCCCAGAGTTCGTAAACGATTTCTTGAAGGAGTTCCATGCATGGCTAGCTTTAGCCATGCCACTGGAAGAAGATTCAATCTTGGTCAGAGGCCAAGAGCAAATCTTATTTACTACGTCTAGCACTACCTTTAGTGCTGCTGTAGCCTTAGTGACGGTCCGAGCCTTTCCTGGCTCGGACACCATCACGAGTGCGGCC